TTTGGGAACTTTTGGCGCAAGTATCTCATCTAACAATGAGATGATTATATCTTTCTATCCAGATGCTGATTATTTTGGCAGTACCGTAAATATATCTTCGTTCAATCAAGCATTATATACTGATGTTGATTCTATAAACATTTACCCTAATCTAGAGTTTAAAAATAATGGTATTCTCTTTGGTGAAGAAAGTGTAGATGAAAAATTCTATAATTCTTTCAATGGTGAAAGAATTAATAGAACAGACTTTTTAATGTTCTCTAATGGTAAATCAATTTTTGGTAGAGAAATTGATACTAGTGATATTACCCATCTGAATAAAAATACAGGTACCTTCACATCTGAAGATCACTTCTTTAGTGAAGATGAGGAACTTGTATATGAACCAAAATCAACAATTACTGGAATTGGTTCTACGGCACTTTTATATAAGCAAGGTAATGTTATTGATACTTTACCATCTCAAGTCTATGTTATTAACAAGACAGATGACACTTTCCAAATTTCTACAACTAGAGCTGGCATAGCAGTTACTTTCTTACATCAGGGTGAGGGTAATTCACATATGTTTGAGATGAAGAAGAAAAATACTAAGTGTATATTTACGATTGATGATGTTATTCAATATCCAATTTTTCCTAAACAGGTCTATCATAATATATCAAACGAAATATCAGTCGACCAAACAATATTCCAGATGACTGGAATTGGTACAGTTGTACCTAAAAATATTCTTGAGATTGATAATGAATATATGAATGTACTTTCTGTTGGATATGGTCAAAGTTCAACTGGTCCAATCACAGGCATTGGTACGTTTAATTTAGTAACTGTTAAGAGAGGATTCTTAGGAACTCGTGCAGTACCTCATAGTTCAAATACTGAGGTATCTGTTAATAGTGGTGCATATAATATTGTTGGAAATACATTACACCTTACCGATCCACCAAGAGGCAATGTTCAAGAACTGAAGGATGCAGGTAACTTAGATTCTACCAAATCGGACTTTACTGGTAGAGTATTTCTTAGAAAGGATTACTCCACAAATATTGTATATGACGATATTTCTAGTAATTTCAATGGTATTGGTAGAACCTTCTCCCTCACTGTTGGGAGTGCAAATACTGTTGGTCTCGGCACTAGTGGTGGTAATGGTCTTCTATTAATCAACGGTCTCTTCCAGACACCATCTACTGATAATAACCCTAATAATAATTTCAAACTTGTAGAAAATTCCGGAATTAGTAGTGTTGTGTTCTCGGCAATCAGAACCAATGACGATGTAGTATCAGAATATGATATCAATCAAAATGATAGACCAAGGGGTGGTTTAATTGTTTCTATTGGTTCAACTTTAGGTGTTGGTTATGCACCTTTAGTTGGTGCTATGGTTAAACCAATTGTCAGTTCTGCTGGAACTATTACTAGTATTGTAGGTTCTTCTTATACTGGCACTGCAGTGTCTGTAAGTACAGCAACTTATAATAATTACTCTGGAATGCTTGAGATCACAACAGACCAACCACATATGCTATCTGAACGTGATCTGGTTAGACTTGCTGGTCTTGGATTTACTTGCCCATCTAATGCAGGTATCACATCAATATTCCCAAGAGATACGAACACAGATCTCCAAAATCATTTCCCAATTGTCAGTGTTGCTTCTAGTACAACATTTGTTGCTGAAATTGGTATAAGTACTCTACCCCATAATTACATTGGTATGGGTACTGTTTATCCGTGGTACAGTTTAAATAATGGTTCTGGTTATAGGGGTAACGTCTCCATTGGTATTACTCAGGAAGGTCATACTGGAACAGGAGCATCTATCACTGTCAATGTTGGTGCTGGTGGAACTCTTGGATTTACAATTGTTGATGGTGGTAGTGGATATAGTACTGTTACTAAAACAATGGCATTATTGCCAGATCCATCATATCAAAATTTAGAAGTTGAAGGTATTTCTAGAGTTAGTCTTGGTAATACTACAGATACTGGTATTGGTCTGAAACTCAATCTTAAAGTTGATGCAAATCCATATGATGCTGGTGGTAGAATGTACGATGCTGCAAATCTAATTGAAAGAAATGTTCAATTAATTGCTGATGTTGCAGTTGGTAGAATGACAGTTGCATATCCAACATTCACAGTACCTGGTGGAAACGTTAATTGTATTGACGACGTTAAAGACGTTTTAAATGCAATGATACATAACATGAGATTTGGTGGCAATGATCGTATACATGAGGCAGCATCTTTCTACCTTGATGATCAAACCCTGATTGCTGGTGAAGAAGAGGAATCAATTTACGTATATAATACTGCCCGTGATCTTGCGATTAAGGCAATGAGAAATGATGAGATTGTTACTCGCACAATTACTAATGGTACAAATTCAGATGCTGCAGATCTAATTTCTGCAAATAAAGAGTTAATCGCTGATGTTGCTATTGGCAGAATGTTGAATCAGTTCCCTTCATTTGAAATACCTGGTCAAACACAAATTCAACCTACAAATGTAACTTACAATGGTTCTAGTGGTCTCTCTACATTCACATATGCAAATCATGGTATACATAAAAATGACATTATCAGAATCGCAGATGGTTCTATAACCTTCACATGCTCCAGTGATAATTATCAGACAGAAGTTAACTATCCACGTGTAAAAGATGATGCAATCTATCAAGAAGATATAAGAGTTCTTTCAGTAACAGATAATACTTTCACAATTCTTGCTGGTATCTCTACTCTGAGAAATCTTCAACCAACTGATGCAACTTATGATCCAGCAAGTGGACTATCAACTATTACAGTCGCAAATCACAATTTAGTTGTTGGTACACGAGTGTTCATGACGGCTGGTGGATTTACATTTACTTGTGGTATGGACAATCATGCTACAGAACATACTTATCCAAGAGTATCTGATGACAATTACAACACTACTGTTGGTATTGCATCTACAACAGCAAATACAGTTACATTACAACTTGCTGCTTCTGGTCCAAATCAATATTATACACCAACTGATGTAACTTACGACCCAGTAAGTGGAAATTCTACCCTAACAATTGGCCAACATGATCTTGTATCTGGACTACCTATCATCATTCAAGACAATTCACTCACATTTACTTGTGATATGGATGGTAACCAGACTCAGAAGTCTTACCCAAGACCTGCTGCAAATGGTAAAGCAGCAGATTATGCAAGTGGAAGATCAATTTCTATTGGATCAACTACAGACACCACAATTACTGTTAATGTCGGTGTTTCTAGTGACAATCAACTCTTCACTCCGTCAGATGCTATTTACGATGCAGCAACAGGTGATCTTGTCTTGACTATTGGATCTCATGGTTTAGATATTGGTGAAGGTATTGTAATTCTAGAAGAATCTTTAGTATTCTCTTGCGATGAAGATAATTATGCCACACCACATCCATACCCAAGAAGCAGTGATCCACTTGGTGGTGGTATTTCTACAAACATTACTGATAAGACAGAAACAACAATTACTTTAAATGTTGGTAATGCTGGTTCTGCAGTTGGTGCTGCACACTCCTTTATGAGTGCCACAACGAATGCTATCCAACATCTACCTCAATCAGTTCATACCTTTGTTGGTGCTGCAACTTCTGCAGTTCAGCACCTCCCACAAGTTGGACATACATTTGTAAGTGCATTGCCAAATGCACTCATAGAAGGTGGTGATTATGAGCATCAGTTTGTTGGTGCCGGTACTTCTGCAATTACAATTAATATCAATAAAGAATGTGCAGATGATATTGAAGCAGTTCTTGATGCAATTGCATTCAACTTAACTTATGGTGGCAATGATAAAGTATACGATGGTGCAAAATCATACATTGATGGAGCACATGTTGCTGGTGAAGAAACTGAGTCAATCTATGCTTTTGAACAGGCAAGAGATATGGCAATTCAAGCAATGCGTAATGAAACAATTACTATTGATGAATATTCATACGAAACTCAGTTCACAGATAGTTCAATATTACCTGATTCTGGCAGTCCTTCTTGTGCAACTGTTGCATCCGCAATTGATTCTTTCATTGGTATCGTTACAAATGCTATTGGGCAAGGAACTTTACCCAATAGAACAGAAAATACAAATTTATATACAGCAGAAAAACAAGTAATCGATAACACTGTTATTGGTGATAAATCACAAGTATCTGGTGTTTATGAGTACAGCAATGATTGTGCAGATATTGCCTCTGCAATCGGTTCATACGTGGGTATTGTTACGCATACAATTGCAAATGTAGTTGCTTATGGTGCTACTGCACAACATGCCGCAAATAAGACTGTTGCACCAGGTTCATTATTTAGTGTTAAGAATTTTGAAATTGCACGTGCAGGTTACTCATTCGAAAAAGGTGATGTAATCAGACCAGTAGGTCTGGTAACAGATTATAGATTATCTGAACCAGTGAATGAATTTACGTTGACTGTTCTTGATACATTCACAGATTCTTTCGCACTTTGGCAGTTTGGCAATCTTGATTATATTGATAATATCAAACCATATCAAGATGGTAAGAGACTTGCATTCCCACTTTATTATAATAATCAATTATTGAGTTTTGAAAGGGATGCCAATTCCAACTTCGATATGAAAAATCTTCTTCTGATCTTCATTAACGGAATTCTTCAGGAACCTGGTAAAGCATACGACTTTACTGGTGGTACTCAGTTTGTATTCACTGATGCACCTAAGAAAGTAGATAATATTAATATATTCTTCTATAGAGGAACAATTGGTGGTGATAGTAATCTAATTTCTGATATTGCACAATCTCTCAAAATTGGTGATACAGTCCAAATTGACAAAAATAATAATAACTCTAATACTATAAAACAAGATGTAAGATCAATTAATAATATTCAGTTTGCTGATAGAATTGAAACAGATCTTTACTCTGGACCTGGTATTGATGAAAATAATCTAAGACCCATACATTGGACTAAGCAAAAGTCTGAAAAAGTTGTTCTTGGTCAAACTGTTCCCAAGACCAGACAGTCTATAGAAGGTCAAATTTATCCAACTACAAAACTAATTTCAGGTTTAACAACTACAAGTGATACAATTTTTGTAGAAAATGCAGAATTGTTTAATTATAATAATGAAGTTGCTAATAAAAACTTTGATTTACTAGTTGTAAATGGCATTTCGACAACTCCTGTAGGTTCATTTGAATTATTAGAAAATGTAAATTCTGTCAAAGGTTTTTCCGGTGTTATTACTGGTATTACTTCTACAACTGGTATTGGGACTTCTAAGGCAATTCAATTCTACCTAAGTAATTTAGAGTCTGATGAGTTTATAACGGCTGGTCTATCCACTGGTTATAACATGTATGTTTACGATACGAGAGTTGGATCTGGTGTAACCACTCTTTATACTTCTGGTGATGTTGTTGGCATTGGTTCTTCTTACATTGATTGCATCTATAACGTTACCGCATGGTCTGGAATAGTTGGTGATGATAATGTTGGTCTTATTACTTGCAATGTACACCCAGATAGTGATTTAACTAATATTACAGCATCGGGAACTGAAATTACACCTGTAGGTAAATTCACTTGGGGCAGACTCAGTGGATTTACCAGAAGTACAAATCCAATTTCTTTAGATATCTCAGAAAAAGTTGGAGATGTTGGTCTTAGCACCTATCCAACTATTCAAAGAAGAGGTCTTGGTCTAAAACTAGTCTATGATACTGGTGCATTACCAAACCGCCTCGTATAACTTTATAAATATATAAAAAACTATTAGAATGGCATCCATAATAACAGATCAATTTAGAATATTTAATGCGGGGAATTTTGTAGATTCTGTTAATACCAACTCTTATTATGTTTTCTTGGGATTAGCAAATCCTAATGATGGTGGTTTTGGAAGAACAAGTGGTTTAGTAGGAACACAGACTACTTGGGATTCCAACCCACCTTCACCTGTTGACAATTTACAATATCTTTCTCACTATAAAGATAGTCTTCTTTTTGGTAAGAAAATTATTTCTTCTAATGTAAGAAGGGTAATTAGAAAAGTAAATTGGGTATCTAACACAAGATATGATATGTATCGACATGATTATAGTCCCACAAATGTAACTCCAAATTCAAATTTACCTAGATTGTATGACTCTGACTTCTATGTAATGAATAGTAATTTCAGAGTTTATGTTTGTATTGATAATGGTTCTTCTGGGGCAAATACTTTAGGAAATAAGTCTCAAGACGAGCCTACATTTATTGATGCAGAACCATCAGCTGCTGGTTCTAGTAATGATGGATATATTTGGAAATATTTGTTTACAGTCTCTCCATCAGATATTATTAAATTTGATTCAACTGAATATATTATTCTTCCAAATAACTGGTCAACTGATACTGATAGTGAAATTAGAAGAATTAGAAATGCTGGAAATTCTGAAATAGAAGAAAACCAAATCAAAAAAGTTTATATTGATACTGAAGGAGATGGTTATGTGAATGGTGAATATACAGTTAAAATTAATGGTGATGGTGCAGGTTCTACGGCATTAATTACTGTAGAAAATAGTTCTATTAAATCTGCAGTGATAACTTCTGGTGGTAAAGGTTATACTTATGGTATTGTTGATTTGGGACCACTTAGAACTGGAACCCTATCACAAAATGCAAAATTAATTCCAATTATTCCACCATCCAATGGTCATGGATATGATATCTATAAAGAATTGGGTGCAGATAGAGTTTTAATTTATGCAAGATTTGACGATTCTACCAAAGATTTGCCTATTGACACCAAATTCTCTCAAGTAGGTGTTATTAAAAATCCAACGTATTCATCATCTAGTACTGTTTTTGATGAAAATGCATTTTCTGGTTTGAATTCTATAAAACTTTCTTCGATACCAGGAAGACCATCTATTGGTGAAAAGATAACTCAATTGACATCGGATGGAAACACGGCAACTGGATATGTTGCATCATATGATGAAGATACTAAAGTTTTAAAATACTTTAGAGATAGATCTTTGTATTTTCCAAATAAAACAGATGAAACCGATGATTCAAATGTTAGTGAGGTCTCAGTAATCCACGAATTTGAATCTACTGCAAATAATATTCAATTTATAACTTCCGGATTTAATGCACCTATTGACGTAGCATTTAGTGACAATAAAGTTACTGTCGGAAATAAAGTTATTAATCTTGGAGTTTTATTTCAAAATGGTCTTTCTACATCAGAGATAAATAAGAAGTCTGGGGATGTAATCTATATTGACAACAGACCACTGGTTACAAGAAATCTAAGACAAAAAGAAGACGTTAAAATTATTCTGGAATTCTAATGGCACAAAAAACAAATTTAAATATAAGCCCATACTATGATGATTTTGATGCAGATAAAAATCTTTATAAGATTTTATTCAATCCAGGTAGACCAGTTCAGGCTAGGGAATTAACGTCTATTCAGTCTTTGCTACAGAATCAAATTGAATCTTTCGGTAGTCATCTATTTAAAGAGGGTTCTATTGTTGTTCCTGGTAGTGTAACTTATGATGGGCAATTTTATGCAGTTAAATTAAACCAGACAAATTCTGGTACAGACGTGTCTCTGTATTTGGATAGTTTAGTTGGTAAAAAAATTACAGGACAAACATCTGGTGTCACTGCAAGAGTTCAACATGTAGAACATCCAAATGGTACTTCTGTATTAGATCCAACACTCTACGTAAAATATTTGGATTCTGATAATGAATTCAATTTCACACAATTTGCCGATGGTGAGCAAATTAGTGCAAATCAAAATATCACTTATGGAGGAACAACAATTGGTGCAGGGACACCAGTTGCGTCATGTATCTCTTTTAATTCAACTGCTACGGGTTCTGCAGTTTTCATCACCGATGGTATTTTCTTTGTAAGAGGTTTCTTTGTACAAGTTCTAAGTCAAACATTAATTGTAGATTATTACACAAATACCCCTTCATATAGAATTGGTCTGACAATTGAAGAGAATATAATCACGTCTAAAGACGATAAGACATTATATGACAATGCAAAGGGATTTGAAAATTATGCTGCTCCAGGTGCAGATAGACTTAAAATTACATTAACTTTAGATAAGAAACTACCTACAGATATAGAGGATAGTAACTTTATTGAACTTTTAAGACTTGATGCTGGTAAGATTAAAAAAATTGAGAGTAAAACTACAAATTCAGTATTACGAGATTATCTAGCAAAAAGGACTTATGAAGAATCGGGTGATTATGCTGTAAGTCCATTTAATCCATCTATTCATCACTCTCTAAATGATAGACTTGGTAATAATGGTCTTTTCTTTGATGATGAAATTACCACAGATAATAATGTGCCATCTGAAAATTTGATGTGCGTAAAAGTCTCTCCAGGAAAGGCATATGTGAGAGGTTATGATATCGATAAAGTTTCTACAACTATTTTAGACGTAGAAAAGCCAAGAGATACAAATTCGGAAAATAATGTTGGCATCTCCTTTGAGATGGGCAATCTAATTAGGGTTAATAATGTTACTGGAACACCTCAACAAAAAGGTGAATTAGATTTATTTGAAGATCTGGGTTCTGGTGGATCATCTATAGGAAAAGCTAGAGTATATGCATTCAATCTGACAGATTCTCCATATACTGGAGATATAACTCTTTGGGATATGTATCTTTATGATATTCAAACAAATACAAAATTAACTTTAAATCAAACTGCAACTACGGCAGAAATTCCAGCATCTTCTTATATTAAGGGTAAAAACAGTGGTGCAGTTGGTTATACTGTTAGTGATGCTGGTGGTACTAATGAAATTAGTGTAAGAGAAACCTCAGGTACTTTTATTATTGGTGAAGCAATTCAAGTTAATGGCATTGACTTTCAAAGAACAATTACTGCATCAAGAGTTTACAATACCCAGAGTATAAAATCTTTCAAACAGGATGACTTTGTTAATACTGGTATTTCAACATTTACTGCAGATGCCACTTTAGATAGATTTAGATTCATCGGTGGCATTGAACAAGTTAGTATATCTGCACCAGCTGCTAATAAGTGTACAGTAACTGCACCAGGCAGACAATTTAACGTTAGAGTTGGGACTGTAGTTAGATATCAAGAGTCTGGTGAATCAACAGAAACATATAATAAAATTGTTGAAGTATCAGATGATAATACTTCTTTCAAAATTGAAGCACTTGGTCAGAGTGTAGCAGGTGTATATAAAGGTTCTCTCCCATCTCAGGCAGCACAAGTAAATATGTATCCAAGTGCCACTAGAATTAGAGGTACCAGTGAAGGATATTTGTATAGTATGTTCCCACATCAAAATATTTCAGATGTGAGTCTTTCAAATTCAACACTTACTATAAGTGTCCAATTAACCGGTCAAAGTATTTTAAACAATACTCTCACTTTAAGTGCAGCAACAGTTGCATCCGAAATTGATATAGAATCTGCATATTTTGATTCCTTTGATCAAGAGAGATATTCTATCATCTACGATAATGGTAGTATTGCAACATTATCTTCAGATACTGTTGATATTACTAATGAAACTCTTTCTATTACAAATCTCACTAATGGAACAGCTACTGTCAATGTAACTCTTGTTAAAACAGGTGTTAAGAATAAAATTAAAAATTATGTCAGAAGTGAAAGATTAAATATCTCTAAATCGATGTTTAGACAGTCTGGTACTAGTGCCAATACATCTATAAGTGATGGATTAACATATGACAAATATTATGGTATGAGAGTTCAAGATGAAGAAATTTCTCTAAACAAACCAGATGTTGTTAAAATTATGAGTATTTTTGAATCTTTTGATTCAAATTTACCCACTTTAGATAGACTACTCTTCACGTCTACAGATAATGTCACTGTCAACTCAATTAAAGGTGAAAATATAGTTGGTAGAGAATCTAAAGCAGTTGCAAGAGTTGTAGAGAGACTTTCAAATCCATCAAATACATTAGAGATTGTATATCTTACTAATGATAGATTTAATGTTGGTGAAGCAGTTGATTTTGAAGAGTCCAATCTTGTTACAAAAATTGAAGCAATTACATTAGGTAGTTATAAAGATATTACTAATGATTTTGAATTAGATAAAGGACAAAAGGATCAATATTATGATTTCTCCAGATTAATCAGAAATAAAGATTCGTCAGTACCTAGTAGAGCAATTTCAGTAATTTATGATCAGTATGAAGTATCTGCTGATGATAGTGGTGATGTATTTACAGTATTAAGTTATGATAAAGATAGATTTTCAAATGATATTCCAATGACAAATTCTGGTATCAGAGCATCTGATACTTTAGATTTTAGACCTAGAGTGTTGCCATTTACTGCAACAAATAAATCACCTTTTGAATTTTCATCAAGAGATTTTGGAACAAATCCCAAAATTGTACTAACACCAAATGAGTCGTTCACAATTTCTTATGATTACTATCTCCCAAGAATTGATAGACTTTATCTAAGTAAGATTGGTGAGTTTGTATTGGAGAAGGGTGTATCTGCAATCAATCCAAAAGCACCAACTAAGAGTGATGCAATGATGGAGATTGCAACTATACAGTTACCACCATATCTGTATAATCCACAAGATGCTATTCTCGATCTTCGAGATAATAGAAGATATACAATGAGAGACATTGGTTATCTTGATAATAGAATTGAAAACTTAGAAAAAGTTACATCACTATCTTTCCTTGAAGTTCAAACACAAACATTGCAAGTACAAGATGCTGATGGTAAAAACAGATTTAAGAGTGGTTTCTTTGTCGATGACTTTAGAAATAATTCATTGATAAATGGTGGTTTGTCTACTATCCAGGTAAACCCAACTGCACGTGAAATGATTCCTATGATTACTAGGAATTCTATTAAAAGTAAAATTATATCGGCAGATGATATTGCAGATGAAACTCTAGATTACCAGTCAAATTTTGAACTTCTGGATTCAAATATTCAAAAAACTGGAAATGCAATTACATTAAAGTATGAGGAGAAAGATTGGATTCAGCAGTTGTATGCTACTGGTGTTGAAAATGTAAACCCATTTAATGTTGTTATCTATACTGGCATTATCCAACTTAACCCAGCAGTTGATACTTGGGTAAGAACAATTCAATTACCAGATAGAAACGTCAATATTACTAATAACTCATCTAGAACTATTACTAGAGATCTTTCTATTGATCTGAGACAAACTATTCAAAATCCAGTTGTTAGGCAAAACAATAGCACAAGTGTAAGACGTATTGCAAACCCAAGTAGAAGAGGTCAAAGAGCAAATATTGGCAGTACTTCCAGTACATCTACAAGCACACAATCCTTTAGAGCATCTAGTAGATCATCGAATACGACATTTGATACTATTACTAACACTGATATTTCAATAAGAAATGTTCTAGTTGCATCTGGTGATGAATCGTTTATGAGGTCTAGAAACACTCAATTTGAGGTTTCTAACCTAAAACCATCAACACAATATTATCAATTCCTTGATGATAATAGTGCTGTTGACTTTACACCAAAACTGATTGAAGTTGCGACCGATAATAGTCTCGCATCTACTGGGACCAGTGGTATTTTCAGAACAGGTGAAACTGTTATTGGATCTGTAAATGGCAGAAATCTAATCTCATTTAGACTCGCTACACCAGACCATAAATTTGGTCCTTTCAGCGCACCAACTACTAAGTTTAATATTAATCCATATATTAAATCAGAGACACTTCTCTCATCTTACAGCAACACTACAAAAGTTCTGAATATTGATACCAATTCCCTATGCGAAGAAGCTCAGGGTAGATTTAACGGGTATCTGACTAAGGGTATGCTTCTTATTGGTCAGGCAAGTGGTGCAGTTGCTTATGTAAAAGATTTAAGACTTATTTCTGATAACTATGGTGATCTTATTGGCACTTTCTTCCTAAGAGAACCAAATACAGTTCCAGTACCAACAGTAAGGATTGCAACTGGAACCAAAACGTTCAAATTAACTTCTAGCAAATCAAACGAACATTCTATCCCTGGTAGTAATAAGATTTCTTTTGCTGAAGTTGGATATACTTCAGACGGCACTTTAAATCAGTGGGAAAATGAACTTACTACAATTACTAGCAATTTAACTACCAGAACTGTTACAAATTTGAATGCAAATCTCACAACCAATCTCGTAACAACAACTAGAAATACGAATACTACGGTTGCAGAATTCTTCGACCCACTAGCACAATCTTTTACTGTTGGTGGTACAGTTGAAGCACCTGCTCAAAATGATAGTATTGATGATATCAATGGAGCATTCTTGACTTCTGTTGGTTTGTTCTTTAGATCTAAAGATGAAGGAACAGCACCATTGAGAGTCGAGATTAGAACTGTTGAATTAGGCACACCTACTAGAATTGTTCTTGGCAAAGCAGTTACATTAAGACCTGAGCAAGTATTAATCTCTGAAGATGGTGAGGTAGAAACCAAGGTAACTTTCCAAGAACCAATCTATTTGGCACCTGGAACTGAGTATTGTGTTGTTATTATTTCTGCCCACTCCGATGAATATGAAATGTTCATTGCAACTATGGGTGAACCAAGTATTAAAACACAATCTTTACCATCCACAGAATCTGTCATCTACTCTAGACAGTTTGCAATGGGTTCCCTATTCAAGTCTCAGAATGGTTCTATTTGGACAGCAAATCAATACCAAGATCTCAAGTTTAAATTATATAAAGCAAATTTTGTAGAGACAGTAGGTACAGCATTCTTTACCACACCAACTCTCAATGAGAGCAATGGTTATATTTCACCTCTACTTTCAAATCCAATCACAACTTTACCAAAAACAGCAACTCTAGGTATAACAACTTCTACAACTCTAGATTCCATTATGGAAGATGGTAGAAAAATTGCTGGTTCTCTTCCAAATACATATGGGTTTGTTGTTGGTAGAGGATCACAAGTATCTACAGCTACAGTAACAAATGGGGGTAATAACTTCCCAGCATCAGTAACTCTTACAAATTTGGATACAAATAGTATTATAGGTAAAGGTTCAGGTTTAAGAGTTGATGTTATTGTCAATAGTTCTGGTGAAATTTCCGCAGTACATTCAATTGTTGAAAACGGAACTGGATATGAGGTTGGTGATGTAGTTGGTTTAGTGACACCACAAGGTGCTCAAGGCAGAGATGCTGAAATTTCTATCACATCAATTAATGGTATCGATACTTTATACCTTTCTGGTGTTCAGGGTGAAGCAAATGCATTCTCTGTAGGTGCTGGTGTAAGTTTCTTCCCAGATGATGTCACAGATCCCGTAGTTGCACTTGGTTCTACAACTATTACTAAGTTTGTTCCAGATGGTGGTATAAATTCTGGTAATTATATTAAAGTTGATCATTTTGATCATGGCATGTATTCTGGTATTGATAAAGTCTCAATTGGAGATGTTTCTTCGAGTTATGCACCAACAACGTTAAGTGCATCTTTAGATTTGAATGAAAATACTACTATCAGTGTTAATAGTACTGTAAACTTTGAAACTTTTGAAGGTAGACCAGTTGGTGCAGCAAATACTGGATATGTTAAAGTTGGTGAAGAGATTATTGGTTATACTGATGTTAATAATGGTGCTCTAACAGTATCTACAAATAATGGTAGAGGTGTCGATTCAACCCTAATTACACTTCATGATAAAGATAGTTTGATTACTAAGTATGAATTAAATGGCATTTCTCTTAGGAGAATAAATAAAGTTCATGATATGCATTCTTCAGATATTGAAATTGATTCATATTATATTGAGATTGATAGGCAAGAAAGTGGTCCAGATAGAAGAACTGATAATTCTTTATCAGGTGCTCCACAAATGTCGTTCTCAGATGAAGGTTCATATGGTGGTCAGACAGCATCTGCTTCCGAAAACATTAACTATAGCAGCATTATTCCTTCGTATGACATTCTTACCCCAGGAACTCAAACATCATTAAATGCATTCATTAGAAGTATAAGTGGTACTAGTCCTGGTGGCAATGAAGTTCCTTTTATTGAGCAAATTTCGGAACCGATACAATTGAATGTTCTTAATAGATTAAATTCATTAAGATTGGTTGCATCGGAAGTAAATGAAGAAAATCAACCTGGTTTAGCAAATCTATTCAGAAAAAAATCATTCCAAACCGGCATTACGTTATCAACTTCAAACGAAAATCTATCTCCAGTCGTTTATCTTGACAATGCAATTACAGAGTTTAGATCTAACAGATTGAATAGACCAATTAATAATTATTTAACTGACCCCAGAGCAAATGCAATTCTGAATGATCCACATGCTGCCGTTTATGTATCAAATACAGTAAATCTAGCACAACCTGCAGATACTCTAAAAGTAATATTCAGTGCTTATAGAGATGCAAGTTCAGACTTTAGAGTACTTTATAGTTTAATTAAAGCAGACTCTTCTGAAGTTGCCCAGCAGTTTGAATTATTCCCAGGTTTTGATAATACAAAGGTATTAAATGATGATGGTTTTGCAATTTTAGACACATCTAAAAATAGTGGCAGACCAGATGTTTATGTACCACCAAGTCTGGATCAGGAATTTTCAGAATATTCATTTACCGTAGAGAATGTAGATTTGTTTATTGGATATACAATCAAGATTGTAATGTCTGGTACAGATCAATCCAAACCACCTAGAATTAGGGAGTTTAGAACACTTGCATTGAGATAATAAAATGATTAAAGTTGAGGGGCATCAAAATTTATATCGAGATGAAGAGAGTGGTGCTATTATTAACTGCGACTCTATTGCATATGATCAATATGTCAATTCCATTGTAAAAAGAGACTCTGAGAAAAGGGAAATTGATCAAATGAAACGAGATATAGATGAAATTAAATTACTTTTGAGGGAGTTTTTAAATGGATCCAAATGAAATCAAACTTGACAATATAAATAAGAGTTTCCAATATCAAAAGATTTGCATAGAACTTGATAGTTGCGATTCTCTCTCAACAATGAGAGATATTGCAAAAAGTTACTTAAAACTATATCTTAAGCAACAGGAAGTTCTATCTTCTATAGGTAATATGTAACGTCCCTAAATAGTTAAAACAATAGAATATTCAGATGTCTGCTGTTTATGTTAACAATTTAATTATTAATACAGGAACAGACTTTGATCAGATTTTTACCTTGGCTAGTAGTTCTGGTAATAGTGCATTAGATTTGAGTGGTTATACTGCCGTGTCTAAACTGTCAAAGCACCCAAATAGTTCAAATAAAATTGAATTTGGTGTAAACTTTGTATTGCCTACAGAAGGAATACTTGAAATCAGTTTAACGCAATCGCAAACTGCAGCACTAAAAGAAGGTAGGTATGTATATGACGTGGTATTAGATGATGGTTCCAAAAAAACTAAGGTCGTTGAAGGAATGGTATTTGTGAGAAAAGGAGTAACTTACTAATGCCCAGAATACCAGTTAGGATAGGACAAGAAAATAGAGTAAAGGTTATAACCGCATTTGGTTCACCAGATATTCCATATCTTGCGGTTAATGCTACTAACGTTGTTGGTGGTGCAGTAAGTACTACTGATTTAGATGTTAATGGTCCTGCAAATTTTTCAGGAATTTCAACATTTTCTAGGGTTGTCGTCAATCACAACCTAGAAGTAGTAGGATCCTCAGATTTTATTGGCACAGCAACATTTTATGGGGGAACAATTGGTATTGGTAACTCCAATACTGATAATGTGCAATTTACAGCAGATGTAAATTCAAATTTTATTCCAAATTTTGATAGTACATACAATCTAGGTTCTTCCGATCAAAGATGGAAGCAACTTCATGTAACAAATCTTTCATTAACAGGAATTACAACACTGCAAGCAGGTGTTGGTAAAACATATGGTATTGCTTTCTTTGGTCCAGATTCTGAAATTATTTCAACTGCAACACCATCAATAGGAATACAAACCACAAATTTATTATTGACAACAAATGAACAAAACATTCCTGTTTGGACCGATAGTATAGATGGAGGTTTCTACTGATGGCAAAACCAAATTCAAGACAAGAACTTATAGATTATTGCCTAAGGCAACTTGGAGAACCAGTCTTAGAGATTAATGTTGCCGAAGAACAAATTGATGATTTAGTTGATGATGCCCTTCAATACTTTAATGAGAGGCATTTTGATGGTGTAGAAAAAATGTACTTAAAGTACAAAATTACACAAGATGATATTGATAGAGGTAAGGCAAAGGGAACTGATGGTGTTGGTATTGTAACTACTACCGCAAATTCTGGTATAGGTACACATAATTTCTACGAAACTTCGAATTATATTCAAGTTCCAGATTCTGTTATTGGTATTGAAAAAATATTTAAATTTGATACCAGTACAATATCTGGGGGGATGTTTAGTATTAAATATCAATTATTTTTGAATGATATGTATAATTTTAATTCGGTTGAACTAATACAATATGCAATGGTCAAATCATATCTAGAAGATATTGACCATCTTCTCACAACAGACAAGCAAGTTAGATTTAATAAGAGGCAGAATAGATTATATTTGGATATTGATTGGGGTGTTGAAAAGGCAGATAACTGGATTATATTGGAATGTTATAGAGCATTAGATCCAGTATCATTTACTAAAGTTTATAATGACAGTTTTTTAAAAAAATATTTGACCGCTTTAATTAAAAAGCAATGGGGTCAGAATTTAATTAAGTTTCAAGGTGTTAGACTACCGGGTGGTATTGAACTAAATGGTAGACAAATTTATGATGATGCTTTGAGGGATATAGAAGAGATACGGAGTAAAATGACGACCGAATATGAACTTCCACCGATGGATCTTATAGGTTGATATTATGGCTCTTAATCCTTTCTTTTTAAATGGCACTTCTAATGAACAGAGTCTAATACAAGATCTTATCAATGAACAATTGAAGATGTATGGGGTAGATATTATGTATATCCCCAGAAAAATTTTAAAAAGTGATAATATCTTAGGTGAGATTCAATCTTCAAAATTTGACGATAATTTTGTCCTTGAGGCATACATCAATAACTATGATGGTTATTCTGGTGCTGGTGATTTGATGACAAAATTTGGTGTTTCCTTAAAAGATGAAGTTACACTGACTATATCACAGGAGAGGTATGAAGAATTTATTGCACCAATTTTAACTTCAATTTATAACCCAAATTTAATATACAATGATCCAAATGAAGTTGAGTTAGTTACAAGGCCAAGAGAAGGTGATTTAATATATTTCCCCCTTGGTCAGAGATTATTTGAAGTAAAGTTTGTTGAGCACGAAAAACCCTTCTATCAGTTGGGTAAGACTTATGTTTATGAACTACAATGTGAATTATTCGAATATGAAGATGAACTTATTGATACGTCAGTATCTGAAGTTGATGAACTTATCAAAGATGTCTCATCTACTATAACATTAGTACAATACAACGATGGTCAGCAGGCTGTTGTTAGAGTACAAAACATGACTGGTGGATCTGGTTATGTCCGAAAAATTTACTTGAATGAAGATGGTAATAATTACACTTCAATTCCTACCGTTAATATTCAACCATCACCAATAGGTTTAAGTACAGCAAATGCAACTGCTGTTGCAATTACAACTTCAATAGGCAATGCTTATGCTGTAAGTGATATTTTTATTACAAATACTGGTTATGGTTATGATGAACCACCCATAATTACAATCTCTGGTGGAGGTGGTGTTGGAGCAGCTGCAACTGCATTAATTGAAACTTCAGGAAGAATTGGTATTGGTTCTATTAGGGTCTACAATCCTGGTGTTGCTTATTTCGATGAACCTCTTATCGGAGTTTCTCCACCACCTTTAACTGGTATTGGTTCAGTTACTGCTGTCATTGTTGCAAATCAGTTAGATGCATCTCTAGGAAGTCTTACTTTTGGTATTAAAGATGCTGGTGCTGGTTATTATTTCCCCCCAACTGCTACTGTTGGAGATCTCCCAGTAATTTCTATACCAGAACCTTTAGATTCAGCAAACTCTGGCATCGGTACTTTCCAAGATAATGAAGAGATTGCTGGTCAAACTAGTGGCAGTACAGCTAGAGTTAGAAATTGGAATATAAATAGTAGACAATTACTAGTTGCTCAGGTGACTGGTGACTTTATTTCTGGTGAAACTATAGTTGGCACTGCATCTAGTGCAAGATGGACTGTCAAGCAACACACAGATATGATTACTGAAGATCCATATGATCAAAGTGATGAATTTGAAAATGAAGGTATAGGCATCTTAGACTTCACTGAAGAAAATCCATTTGGTAACTTTTAATGTTAGGAACATATTACTATCACGAGATACTTAGAAAAACTATTATTGGTTTTGGTACTCTATTCAATAACATCAGTATTGAACATAAGGATGAAAATGATGGGGTAGTAAGTATATTAAAAGTTCCTCTTAATTATGGACCTTCTCAGAAATTTTTAGCAAGAATTACACAGCAGAAAGATTTGAATAGGCCATATTCAATAACTTTGCCTAGGATGTCATTTGAACACAATAGTATTCAATATGATCCATCTAGAAAGTCAAGTGTTACTCAGACTTTCAAATCTGTAGAGAAAGGATCTGGTAATTTAAAGAAAGTTTTCATGCCAGTTCCATATAATATTGGATTTGAGTTAAATATTCTTGCAAAGTTAAATGATGATGCTTTGCAGATTGTAGAACAAATTTTGCCATACTTTCAACCATCATTTAATATTACAGTAGATTTAGTTGATTCTATTGGTGAGAAGAGGGATATACCAATTATTCTTGATAGCATAAGTTTTCAGGATGATTATGAAGGTGATTTTACAACCAGGAGATCTTTAATATATACTTTACAATTTACCGCAAAAGTATATCTTTTTGGACCTATTGCAGAATCTACTGAAGGTTTGATTAAAAAAGTTCAAGTTGATGTATCTTCTAGTTCTGATAGAAGATCTAGCAGGGAGATGAGATATACTGCAACACCAAAAGCTGAGAAGGATTATAATAATGATGGTGATATAAATGCAGATGACGATCCCTTCGTATCATCAGATGATGATTTTGGTTTCAATGAATCATGGGAACAATTTGAGGATATAAAAAAATATAGTCCAACCCGACAAATGGATATTTAATTATTATGACAAATTATGATTCGATTGATCAATCTCTGAATATTGAGAGTGATATTGTAGAAGTTGAAACTTCTGAGATTATAAAACCAAAACCAAAAGAAACAGATGATATAAAAAAAGATTATGAATATACTCGTGCTAACTTATATTCACTTATAGAGAAGGGTCAAGAAGCAATAAATGGAATTATGGAACTTGCAGGTGAAAGTGCAAGTCCTAGAGCATATGAAGTTGCTGGACAATTGATAAAAAGTGTTGCTGATACTACAGATAAGTTGGCAGATCTTCAAAAGAAAGTAAAAGATTTGGAAGAAGATAATGGCAAAACAGGTCCAACCAGTGTTACAAATAATGCAATGTTTGTTGGTAGTACAGCAGATCTACAAAAAATGTTAAAGCAAGGTTTCCTAAATAATAAAGATAATGACTAGATATCATGAGAGACGGTAAGTCATCTAAAGATAAAAATTATTCTCTTCGTGACTGGTTTAAAGGTGGTGGGTGGAAACAGGCAGGTGGTAAGTACGACGGAAAACCTTGTGCAAAACAGCCAGGTCAAAAGACAAAACCATATTGTCGTGATGCTGATGATCGTGCAGCAATGAGTAAAGAAGAAAAAGAAAAGAGAGCAAAGAAAAAACGTAAAGAAGATCCAAATCCAGATAGAAAGGGGAAAGCAATCAACGTGAAGACTGAAGAAACTATTCTAGAGCGTGGTGATCATTGGCATCCGGATCCTGAGAAGGACCGTAAGTTAGGTGGTCCTGGTGCTAATGCTCGTGCCCGTGAAGATCGTGCTGCAGCATCTAAACCAAAGTCCGATCCTAAGAAACTGAGAACAGGTGAGTCTTATTATGATTATAATAAACGTCAGAAACCCAAGTCTACTGCTGCCCCAAAACCTAAAGAGCGTAAGCGTGATAAGATTGGTAGAGCACTTGGTAACTTAGTAGATCGTGCTGCTGGTATCAAGAAAGAAGAATTTGTTAGTGAAAAAGCAGGTGAGAAAGATGCTTGCTATAAAAAAGTAAAAGCAAGTGCAAAGGTTTGGCCTTCTGCATATGCTAGTGGTAGATTAGTTCAGTGCCGTAAAAAGGGTGCTGATAATTATGGCAAATCCACTAAGAAGGAAAGTTATGATTATTCTGATTGGAGAGATGATTTTAAAGCAACTGAATATGAATTTATAGACTTAATTAAACCAGAACCATTAATACAAGAATCTTATACTATTGATACCGAAGAACATAGACGACAGCAACGTGCTGCAAAAATAAGAAATCTTGCAAAGAAAGGATCTACTGAAGGTGAAAGATCTGCAGCAGAAAGAAAAACAAAAGGTCCTAAGATGTTTGGAGAAGAGGAGAAAAAAATTGGTGGTGGTAATCTAAAGAAACTTGCAACAAAAGCAGTAAGAAGAGTCGATGCCGATGTTGATGGTGATGTAGATACTGATGATATGAAGTCCTCAGAGACTGGAGAATTTATTCCTTCATTAGATGGAAAGAAAAAACTAAAATCAAAGGTGAGATTTGAACAATCTGATTGGAGAAATGAACTTGAAGAAGGTGCTGCATGGACTAAGAAGTCTGGCAAGAATAAAGAAGGCGGTCTCAATGAAAAGGGACGTAAGTCTTATGAAAGAGAAAATCCTGGTTCTGACCTGAAAGCACCATCCAAAAAGAAAGGTAACAAAAGAAGAGCATCATTCTGTGCGAGAATGAAAGGAATGAAAAAGAAATTAACTTCTGCTAAAACTGCAAGAGATCCAGATAGTAGAATCAATAAGTCCCTTAGAGCGTGGAATTGCTGATATGAAAAACTTTAAACAATTTCTCTCAGAAAGTATCACTATTAATGGTGATTTTAATGGAACTCTCAATGTAGGAGGTTCAGAACCACAACAACAGCAGGAAACTTATTCCGCAGATATTGTGTGGGAAGGTAAGATGTATCGTTTAGAAGTAGAAGGTAAAATGCTTTCGAAGAAAGAACTTGCTGAACAAATTCAAGGAGAATATCCTGGTGCAATGGTACATAATGTATATCCAGGTGAGGTAAATACTTCAAGGATTAAAAATTCTCAAAGGTATCAACCTGAAAGATTATCGTGGAGTGACTAATGGCACAGTGGAATAAGAATACACAGGACTTTCTCAATCAAGAGAGAAGTCTCTTTGAGGTTAATGGTGTTGCAACAAGGGACGGAAGAATAGTAGATAACATTAACAGATTTCCCGTAAGTATAAATCCAGATGCTTTTGGGAGAACGAGAGTATCAAATCCATTAACTCTTTTTGATTCATCTCACAGATTTGCCGACAATAATCTTTGGAGCACGGCAACTGTAACTGGAGGATCTACCAATTTTAATGCTAGTCAAGGATTAGTTGATTTAACAGTAACTACTGTAGCAAACGCAGAAGTAGTTAGAGAAACAACAAAGGTATTTTCTTATCAGCCAGGAAAATCTCTTCTTGTAATGAGCACCT